GTGCTCTGTGTCGATTCGCCTATAGGTCGGCTCGCTTGGCCTATCTATATAAAGCTCAGTCACATTGTATGGACACTTCATCATTCACACCTGCCTACTTTCGTTCTATTGCTCATCTAACCCTCAGAGCCTGGGAGATTGTTCGGATCACCTCCGCACGGTTTCTGGCCTCGCTGCTTAGGCTGCAAACTCCTTTTTCCATCTGCTATAAGTCATACTTCTTGGCACAAGAATTGTCTTGCCTGTTTTCGGATCCCTCGCTCTTCGCTTTAGGTCCGGCAGAAGCTTTTCGAGATCCTCGTCATACTCAACAGTTGTCGAGCGGCAGAACGGATGTAATGGCGGGAAGTTAACACCAGTCTTCCGGTCCTTGAGCTTGATAATCTTGCCGTCCATCTTCTGACACACTTCGCTGGTGCGGTTGTCAAGCGTGGCAACAAACTTGTAACTGTCGATTCCAACTTCTTCATACGCCTCAGCTTCCATCTCATTAGCGACAAAAGCAGTTTCCGTACGTAGAATACGTTTCGCCGAGTATAAGCCGCCTTTTTCCACCAGATCGGTCACATCATCGAGACTTCGGCGCCACGACTTACCGGTAATAACGTTCTGCCTAATTATTTTCGGCAACTTGTCTGCAATATCCTTTGTATTCTTCCACACTCTGTTTGAATAATGCTTACCTGACCACTTCTGTTTGATAACCGTGTCTATTTCCTTTTCCGTCAGCCTGGCAAAAGAGAACCCGAACCCAGTACCTTTCTGAACATCAAAAATGGTTCGCAAGTACATGTCGTCGCTGGCTGATTTTAGTGCTGTGTCCGTGATCTGGATCTGCACAGGCGCAATCTTGGCAAGCTCTATCTCAGCGTTTAGCTTAATAGCCTCAAGCCTTGTTATCCTTGCCCTGTATGCAGGAGCATTGACCTGAGCCATCATCCGTGCGCGTTCAGCAGGATCCTCGATTGTGGCAGCCATTAGCTGAATCCGATTAAGCTCAGCAGGATCCAGTAGCTCCCTGAGAATCCTAAGCGCGTCCTCTTTTGTCAGATCAGCGTTTCGCATAAAGTTGCCAAGGATCCGGTCAATGTCCTCAGAGATCTGCTTAGATACGTCAAGATACAGCTGATCGAGGTCTCTAAGGTATTTAGCGTTCCCGCGCTCTACCTGCATCATGCGAAGCTCTGAACGCTTCTGCCAATAAACTGGGCTCGGTAAGGCCATTACTCATCAGCTCCATCCTCTTCTTCGTTTTCCGGAGGCTGTCCGTAGTCTGACATAAACGCCTGCTGCTGTTCTATGCGCTGTTGACGCTGTTCAAGAAGCTGCTTGTAAGCTTCATCGATATCATCGACCAGCGGATGCGCAGCAAGGAGCATTCTCTCTGGCACGATGTTATCGGACTGCGCTATCATCTGCACTGTCTCCAGATCGTTTGTGATCGGTGCCTTATTAAAAGCTACCTGTATCAGCTCGGGATCGTACTTCTTTGATTGTTTGCGGTTAATCTCTTCAGTAACGAAGCCGAAATGTTCTACAAGTGCTGTTTCTGCCTGGATAATCAGGTTGTCTGCCTTAAGGTCAAGCAAAGTGTATTGGAACTTAAGCGACACGCCAGAAGGCGCGTTGCCAAGATTATCGTTAGTGACATCAACCGCTTGGCCAAACACGTGGATTGCTTTCCAGAGTTCTTTCAGCCAGTCGATACGGCCGGTCATTTGCATATCCAGCTGTTTCATATCGACTGATCCGCCGTTTGCGGTAACCGACACTACTCGATTAACCAGGAGCTTCTTAGCAATGGCCGAAGCAGCATCACCACCAAAGCCGATGATAGCGGCGTAGAACTCGTTGAAGTCCATCAGGTTGTTGGTACCCTTGCTGGCGATCAGGTCGTAAGCATCTATTAGATCCTTGTAGACCTCAAGGTCAGTCAGCTTATCATCATTGTTGGCAAGCTCGACAAACGGCACACGCCCCCACGATTTAGGCTTCCTGCTGACTTCTTTAACTGACACGCCATCTATATCGGTCGCTGTTGTGACTTCCCAGTAGTGCGGTGCCGGGTTGATCTCATAGTCACTATCAAGATAAAAGCGGCCTGTGGTCGCGTCTTGGATGTAATAAGTGACATCCGTAGCCGTCCACCACTCAGCCTTAATAATCTGCTTGTAGTCCTTACCGGTATAGAAATCCACTGTGTACCAGCGAATAAACTCGACAAGCTCCTGCTCGTGAACCGTGTCATAGATCGGGATGCCTTCAAGCCTGGTCACAACGACCTGCTTAAGCTTGCCGGACTTGTCCTTGTACTCATGCAGCCAGGCAACACCATGCTGTGAAGCTTTTCTTAACCAGCGGAGCAGGATCTTTAAGAACTTGCTGGATGTAGTCTTCACAAGCTCGTTCTGATACTGCCACTCCTCATTACCGGTGCTGCCGTCCTCACCATGCTCAGCACCATCAACAGTAACCGAAGGCTCCTTGCGTGAGATATAGGCTACCTTCTGCTCGATGTGGTTGAACAGGAATTTATGTTGCTGCCGGACATTGGATCCGTTAGGATTAGTGAAATCCTCCTCGACATCCTCTGTAGGATTGCTGGGATTAGGCTTAATGATTGTGGTCTTATTAAACGAATGAAGCTTGATATCGTGCTCGCCTTTGTAGTAGCGCTCGCCATCAACCGCCTTAAGCCTTGCCGGATCTTCTTTGTGTTTCTTGATCAGGTCAGCCAGGATATCCGGCTTAGTCATTGCAGCGTTCTGCTGGATCCTGAGCTTAGCCAGGTCTGTTTGTGTAATTATCATTAGCTAACCCTCGTTTCTACCATTATGTGCGATAGGCTATACCTTAGGCTGTCGATCCAATGATTGTCACGATCGACCGGCTCCGGTAGCACTGTGCCGTTCTTATCTTCGCGGTATTTGTACTTCTTCATTTCCTGTATGATCTCTACACAGCGCGGATCAATGAAAATCTTCTGTTTTTGTAGCCACTTGATCCCGAACAAAACAGAGCCCGGCCCCTTTTCGGCCGGTATCGCATTTATCCCGAAATTGCAAAGCTCTTGGATGCTCTTCATCTCGTTGTCGCAAGACACAACTTCTTTGCCGACAAGTGGCTTAAGCTTCTCGGCGATCATGTCGTTGGTCATGTTCTGCCCGCCATCTGTCAGGAAAATACGGACTTCCTTGCGCGCACGATCGTAGCTGCAGCGCACAAAAGCAACCGGATCCGGGAAGAACCCAAAGTCCAGACCGTTGTAGAACTGATTAATCCGCTTGCGGTGTTCTGACTGATCCTCGATCGTCCAGTTAGTGAAGATGAGGTTGCCGAGGATACCCCATTTACCCAAGGTGTAAACATCGTAATAGTACTTGTCTGATTCGTCCTCGAGCTTGCTGATATCGTCAGCTGTCAGCCAGCGGTTGTGTTTGTAGATTGTTCTGCGAATGAGCAGCTTATCGTCAGCGTAGTAGTCCTTGCTGTCGTCCCACTTGCCTTCGAAGAATTCTGTATATATCCAGTGATCTTGAAGTATCGGGTTGAACAGGAAGATCATACGTTTAATGATCGAATCGTCGCCCGTATCGCCCCTTAGACGCTTAACCAGCGATTTGTAGTCGTTATACTCAATCTCAGTTGACTCCTCGATCAGGATGTCTGTAATAACGCCCTTCTGCGGCGTGATGGACTTGACCTTCTCAACGTCGTCCAGTCCGGCAAACAGAATCTGACAGCCAGACGATTTGTGTGTGATAACCAGGTCTGTCTTGTTGATTGAAAACTCGCTTTCGAGATCCATCCGGCTGATGCACTTCCGCACCTCGTTAAAGCAGGAGTTTCGAAGAGTTCTGCCAGTCTTTCTGCAGATCAGGTAATTTCGCTTACCGGTCATGACATCGCGCACCGTGCGCTGGCCAACAATCGCAAACGACTTACCCGAAGACGAACCACCAAAGAAGATCTGTGTAGGCTGCATAGCGGTAAGCTGCTCGGCATAAGCCTGGTTCATTAGTTCGCGCCAAACCGCATCCGGTATAACAATGCCTCCCTGAGCAGCTGAGGTCTCCGCTGTGTTCTTCGCGATCTCTGAGCGGATCTTGTCAAGCTCTGCCTGCTGCCTGGCTGTTGCCATGTCCATATGTTCTGTCAGCCAGTCCAGGGCCTTCATGCGGTCAGCAAGCTTGATAGACGCTCCGTCTCTGCCTTGCTTAACCTCAGACAGGATAGAGCCATCAACTTGATCTGAGTCACGGAAGCGAACCACGTTGACCATTTTAGTGAGCGGCTGCTTAATGCCTGTAGCCGGATCCTCTATCATAATCGGCCCAAACGGACCCATGATCTGTTGTTCTTCCTGGCGCCAGTCGGTAAAGTCGGAAATGTCAGCGAAGGCAATATCCATGTACTTTTGGAAGATGTCTTCCGGCTGTAAATAGGCTCTGGCATAGCGCTGTTCTTTGAGTTTGTTGATTTCAGCTGCAACCTTAGGATTACTTAGAAGCTGGCATCCTGACACCATTGCCTGTTCGTAATCGACACCATAAGCCTTTTGATAGCTCCTGGTCGCGTTAAAGCTTTTACTATAATACAAGCAAAAAAGTTTTTGTTTGTCCGTAAGCTGCTTGTTTTCCATTACCGACTTAACCGCAGCGGACGGAACGTTCTTTCTTTTCTTCGGAACGCTCCGCTTTGTTGGAGCGCTCCCGGGCGATTTGCCCCACTTATCCTTACTCTTCCATCCCCGGACTGTTCCGGCCGGAATTCCAAGTTCTTCGGCTATCTGTGAGGGCGACATGCCCTGTAGGAATAATTTCTTAGCTTTTTCACGCATGTCACCACCTTCCTTTTCTGAAAAGCACCGAGCCCCCACCTGCTCGAACCTGCTCAGCAGTTGCTTTTCCCTTCGTCCCGCGATTAAGCGCACCAAAAAAGCGGGCAACCCCTATAAAGGCTGTCCGCTTTTTATAATTTCTTCATGGTACCAGAATAGCACAGGTCAAGGGGACATAGGGGGACATCTTTCGCCAAACATTTCAAGCGCTCGCCATCTCAGCCGCTTTATGTGTCTATAGGAAAAGCTTTCCTTTACAGCGATGAACTCAAGAGACTTATTGCAGAGATAATGCAACGATAAAATTCTGGCATATACCCCTTTGCATCTCTGTGAAATTTCACGCTCGATCGCCATGCAAAGCCGCTCAGCCTCAACACATTTTCGGCCGTATTCGTTTCGCATATCCATCAACTGTACGAGCATGTCCTCAGT